CCGTTGTTCCAGTTCCGGGTCCGAACCCGTCACCCCTGCCAGTACCGGTGCCGCCCGTTCCACCGACCCCTCCGCCAATGCCGGTGCCCGTACCAGTCGTCCCGGATCTGCCGCCGGGTGAATTCGATGGTCTTCCAGCGGCTATCAAGGCGTTGGCGCTCAGTGTTGTTTCGGTGAATCGATCTGCGGAAGCCGCTCGGCTGGCGGATGCGTTTGAGGCGATTGCCTCGCAGATTGCCGCCGGTGCGATTCGGACTCCTGTCGAAGTGTTTGGAGCGATTGGTCCTGCGTTTGACTCCGCGACGACACCCGCTTGGGATGCGGATTTCAGGAGCAAGGCCGTGGCGCGAATGCAGTCGCTTTACAAAGCAGGGAAGCTTTCCACGGTCGATCGATGGCGGGCGATGTTGACGGAAGCGGTGACTGGGTTGAGAGCTGTTAAGTGAAATGCGGTCGGCACATGGAATGTGGCTGCTACTTTTGGGGAACTCGTGAAACAGATCGATCGACGGGTTGCGGTTTTGGTGATTGGTTCTTCCCTGCTGGGATGTGCCAGGCGCAATCGTTCTATAATGGAAGGTTCACAATCGATGGACGCCAAGGAAAAAATCGTCAAATGGAAGGACTTCATCGCTCATGAAATCCAGATGCAGATTTCCGAGCGGAACGATGAGGCGATTCAGTTTGACCCTGCGTTGATTTCGATTCTTGTTCCGCTGCTGGTGGGGCTGATCAAACAGTGTTTGCTGCAGAACGTCCTGCAACAACATCGAGCGATCAACCGTCGCCCGAATGGTCGGGTTGCTCAGACGATGCGGGAGAATATTGCCAAGTCGTTCCGAGCCAAGTACGTCGACGCAGATCAGGCAACCGTCGATCAGCACGTCGAAGCGTCAATCGATGCCTTCCGTGAAGCCAGCGTGTTGGAAGTGACGGAGCTTTACAAGGACGCTCATCACGCTCCGGCGGAAGAAGTGATTGATTGGGACAAGGCCAAGGTGCGGGTGATTTCGGATCTCAAGAATGAGTGATTGTAGCGGTGGCTTTTAGCCGCCGATGCCTGGTTAGAAACAAGAAATGATCGGTGGCTAGAAGCCCCCGCTACGTGAAATCGAACATGTAAGAAAGGCTTACAAGTTGATCCGCCACGGTTCGCGATTATTACAGACTGTCGGTGCAATCCTCGTCCTGGTCGGACTGGCTGGGATCGGGTGGAGCTTCGTGCCTCGGGCCGCTTCGATCCCGTCTGTTCCGTTGGATCAATTGGGGCTCGCCGCTGATCACAAAGAACAATCCGAGATGATTGCCGCGAGTCTCCCGCCGTTCCTGATGGTCGGAGCGGATGGCCAGGACAACGCGTCGAAGAATGTGCGGTTGTGGGATGCGATGCTGGCTGTTCGTGGCTCGCATCTGCCGAACGTCCCGCAGCAGATCGGCGACTGTGTTTCCTGGGGCGCGGCCAATGCGGTCAATTACCTCCAAGCGTATCAGCTTGTGCGGGGTCCGCCGGGGTTCCAGTTCAAGGAAGCCTACCCTCCGTACATCTATGGAATCAGTCGCGTCCAGGTCGGTCGGAAGCATGGGTCAAACTTTCGCGGCGATGGGTCAATCGGTGCCTATGCCGCTGAGGGATTGCGGGACTATGGAGTCCTGCGAGCGGATGCCCAAGATTGCCCGCCGTACTCCGGGTCGATTGCTCGACTGTGGGGACAGCGCGGTGCTCCTGAATGGGCTGTCACTGAGGCCAAACAGCAACTCGTCAAGACGATTGCTCAGGTCCGGACGGCTGATCAGGCTCGTGACGCGATTTGTAACGGGTATCCCGTCACGATTGCGTCCCGGTGGTGGGGAACGACTCGGATTGAGACTCGCGACGGTCGCAAGGTTGCCACGCGAAACACGTCGTGGGCTCATCAACAATGTTTGATCGGGTACGACGGATCGGGAGCGAATCAGTACTTCTACTGCCTCAATAGCTGGGGTCCGAATGCTCATCCCGCTCCGCTGCAAGGTGAACCACCTGGTGGATACTGGATTCGATTTTCCGATGTGGATCGGATTTGCAAAGAGGGCGACAGTTGGGCGATCAGCAGCTTCGACGGGTTCCCCGCGGAGACGATCAACTGGGACGATTTGTTGAAACGCCGCGAAGCCAGGATGCCGATCACGTCGATCGGACTTGAAGTTGAACCACTGCCAGAAATCGAGGAAGTCAAAATGACGGGATTGCTGCTGTTTTCGAGTGTGTTGTGCGTCATCATCGGGGCGACGTGTTTTACCTTGGGCGGGTTCGGACGGGGTCGAATCGCCGCCCTGACACTTATGGCACTCTGTTCCAGCCTCTTTGTAGGCTCCGCCGACGCGCAGCAGATCGACTTCGCCGTCGCTTTGAATAGACGGACGGTGCCAACTCAACCTGGATCCCAGCCGCGAGCCACAGTCACAACTGATGAGCCCGATTGGAACTGTGCTCTGGAAAGACGCCCGGTCGCTCAGTCTCATGACGAGCTTCCGTCGTCCTGGGAACAAGCCACCATCCGACAGGCTGTCCCGCCATCCGCTCCCAGTCAGCAGAACGCCAAAGCGGAAAAGCCGAGCCGCGAACAAGCGTTGTTCTTTACGGCGCCTTGGTGCGGGTTCTGTAAGGACCAGAAGGAGTATTTGTCCAGACGGATCGAGCCGATGGGATTAACGATGAACGAATCGCCCGAAGCTGATTTCCGCATGGTGGACGTGGAAAAGTTTCGAAACCTCCAAGCGACTTACCGAGTGAGCAGCTTGCCGGTGGTGGTGTACCTGGACAAGTCCGGCCGAGAAGTCGATCGAGTCGTCGGGTTTGATCCAACGAGATTGAAGACGCCGAAGCTGCAAAAACTCAAGTAATCCAGTTCGAACGATCAAGTATTTATTGACAGTTGACCAAACGGAAAACAATATGCGTCTCTACCTGACATCTCTGATCCTGATCGCCAGCATCGCCAGCCAGGCCAGCACGGCCGATTGGTATTGCGATCCGATCGACGGCGACACCAAAACCGGTAACGGCTCACAGGGGCTCCCCTGGGGCTCGTTCGAGAGCGTCATTAAGGCGCGTCTAATCAACGGTGCAGATTCGACGAAGGGGAAGATTCACGCTGGCGATACGGTCAAGTTGATGAGCGGCGATCACGGCAAGATCAGATTTCAGACACCCGACTACCAGAACACGGAAACGATCACGGTCGAAGCAGCGGATGGCGAGTCGCCGACGATCGCTCAACTGTATACCCAGTCGACTCGCAAATGGACGTTTCGCGGGATCACGTTCCAACCGAACCAGCCAATCGCGAAAGGTTTCATGATTTTTCGCGCTGGACAGGTCAGTGGTTTCACGATCGACCAGTGCCGGTTCCAGTCGATCGAGGATGCAACTGCATGGACGGATGCGGATTGGGAGACTAAGTGTGCCAAATATGGGCTTCACCTGGAGGGTGAGGATAATACAATTACCAACTGCCGATTCTACGCGTTGGAGAACTGCCTGTATGTCGGAGGCGAGACGATTCTCGTCAAGCGGAACACGTTCGAGTTCTTTCTTAATGACGGGATCGAGCATCAGGCTTCGGACTTGGTTATCTCCTACAACCGGATCACGGACCAGTACAACCTGGCGTCGAACAAGTTTCATCACGACGGGATGCAAGGCTGGAACTATACCCCTGACGTGCTCGTCAGCATCGTGATTGACTCCAATTTCATTGCTCGTTCGACCGGCAAATACAAATCAATCCCGCCTGTTTCGTCCAGTCAGTTTCAGGGCATTTCTATCTTTGATGGTGCTTTCGCTGATGTCGTGGTGCGAAATAATGTCGTGATGTCTCCAGCATACCATGCTATCAGTCTGTACGGGTGCGTGAACTCCACGATCGAGCAGAACACGGTAATATATCAGGGGATGACACCAGACAAGCCGTGCTGGATTGGTGTTTTTGTAAGCAAGCCTAGGTTTGGGTCGATTGCACCAAAGAACATCACAATTCGCAACAACATCGCCCCGACGTATGTACTACCGAAGACTGGTGTAGAGTTGGAAAACAACTATAGTTTTAAGGTTCCGAACAAACCGTGGAATGCAGCTTTCTCGATCGTGGATCCCGCGAAGACGTTCACTCAGTACGAGCCGACAACGGTAACATTCGACCTTAGAGTTCGAGACACTTCACCGGCAGCGGGCGAAGTTTTCGTGACTCGGAAAAACCAGGCGGGGGCTAAACAGTAATGACAACAGGCGACATCCTTAGCGTTGCAGCGATCGCGAACGGCGGATTTGCCGACATCACGATTGAGGGACTCGGCACGGGCGGGACATACGATTTGGGGCTTGGGGCTGGTAATAATCCGGCAACAGGGTCGCCGAAGGTCGTGTTCACCGTCGTGTCACAGGGTTACACTGGCGATGTTCTCGGAACACGCACAAGAGCGATTTACGGGACTGTACGATCTCGCAAGCCATGGTCCGTTTCAGGGGATGAACTGACCGCGCAGGAATCAGCCAGCGGCGGGAACGTGACGGTCAGGGTTGCACTCAGCGAGAGTATCTACGATTCCGACAACAACTCGGGCGGAACGGGCGGGAACTCGGGAGTCGCTCCGACCGTCACGATCGCCGCAGGGTTCTATACACAAGGCGGGACTCCGAACAACGCTGTAAGCAATCTGACGGTCACGAACAATTCCACACTCGCCTACCCGCGTGTGATCGGCAATTGGTCGCGGGCGGTGAATTACGAAAAAGTCGGGTCAACGATTCGCCTGGGCGTGGCTGTGTTTCATGGGCACGCGCAATCCGGTCAACAGGTCGCAGCGGTCAAATTCATCGCTGCCGATGCGAGCGGAAACAGTCAAACAGTGCTGAAGACCGCCTCGGAAATCGACGAGACATACGGCCACCCTGTTGACGGGGACGGGGAAAAAGTGCTCGTGATCGAACACGTCGCCGATATTACCTTATCGTCATTCACGCCGAGTACGGCAAATCAAGGGGACGTTGGCACGTTCAATTTCATCGCTTATCCGTTCATCGGGAACGGGGCGAGTGTACTGGACACGGCGGGGACAACCAGCGGAAGTACTGCCGGGACAGGGACGGCGGCGGCTCCTTCGCCCTACTATGGCCCGCTGTCGTTCGTCTGTGATCCAAACGGAACATACTGTCAGTCGTTCGCTGTGGTGGACGCGGCCAACGGGAATGACGGGACCGGGGCGGTGGGGGTCGGAACATTAGATACTGGATCACCTCCCGCATCCTATGCAACGATTGGGGCTGCTTACACGGCTGTCCGGAGTTACAACAACTCGAATTACAGCCGGAACAACTGCGGTGGATCAACGATCTATCTGCGGGACAACGCGGGTGGCGTCAACAATTTCGCTTGGATGGGAACTACTGTTACCGCATCGACGCGGCCTCAGTGCGTTTGGATATTGACACGATACCCAGGCCACAGCCGGGATAATGTTGTCATCGCGACTCAAAGCGGAAATCGGGCAGCAGGGGAACTAGTAAAAGTTGTTGGCGTTAAAATCACTGCCGAAAGCGGATCGGGAATTTTCGACCTTAATACAGCCACGTCCTATTACGTTATTGACCAATGTGAAATCGATTCAGCGACAGCGAATCGTCCACTCGTCTATCGAATCGGCGTTTGGAGCATGACCAGATGTTTGGTAAAGAATCTCCGAGCCGGTTGGACAAACTATGGTGGCGTAAATTCGTCTTGTATGTTATGTCGAGGGTGTACCGTTGATCCAGCAAGTACATTTGTCGGACCTAATAATTCGCTAACGATATTGGGGAACCTGAAAACAAATACAACCTTGTGGCTGTTGGGTGGTGCCTTTTCGGCTGCAAGCGGCCAGCCCAGGAAAAACAACGTGATCGCCTACAACCGCATCACAGCATCAAACACTTCTGGACCGATCATCATTGGAGGAGGCGACGGCAACAACAATCACGGTTCGGCGTATGCGCAAAACGTGCTGGAAAACTGTAATGATGCCTCCCCTGCTCTACAAATTGCGGCGGATAATACCGATACGATTTATAATAATGTACTGATCTTTCATAATGTTGTGGTCGGTCAACGATGCTCGATGTGTTACAACGAATATGGGGCAAGGCCCTACGATCGATTGAACTGGTTTGTCAAAAACAACATTGCCGACGATTACAACATTAAGGGGGATACGTTTGCGGGATCGAGTGCCACGGCGACACGCAGTTACAGCGGCGGCGTCGTCACGGTGACTGTGACGCAAACAGGACATCAGTACCAGAACGGGGATCTGGTGTACATCCGAAGCGCGACACCATCGGCTTACCTCACAACAGGGGCAGTAGTCAGTGCCGCAACGACGAACACGTTTCAATACACGTTCGCGGCGGGGAGCGATCCCGGAGCGATTACGGCATTGGTTGTCTCGCCGCACCCTGCCCGAATCGGCAATTTCCCAGTCGTCTATGGTGTGAATCATTCCGGAAACGTTTGGGCCGAGACAACCGGCATTGGAGCTGCGGGGGCATTCATGCAGTCGTTCACGGGTCTCAAGTGCCTTCCCGCAGCAACGACGGGCGAACCGCCGACGTCTTCTACGAATCCTTCAACCTACCTGAAATTCGTCGATCGTAAGTCATTCGACGGATCGACCAGCGGCTCCGGGAACGGAGATTACCACCTGCAATCAGATTCTCCGGCGGTCGCGCTGGCTCGTGACTGGATCCTGCCTTACGGGTTGGATGGAGTGGTGAGGACAGCGAATGGCGCGGTTGGGGCTTATGAGTATTCGAGCGGTGGTGGGGGCGGTGGTGGTAATTGGCAGCTTTACTTTGACGGATTTGCCAGGCGTGCGCGTGGCCGGATCGTGTGATTTACCCGTTTTGAAAGAGTCTTGTTATGACCGTATCTGCCGCAGCGATTCTGCCCTATGTGACGATCCCTACGGAATCGAAGCGATTGATTCTGACGGATGAGACAGCGACTACGATCACGCTCGCTTCTGCGATTGCTGGAAAGCGGTTCGTGCTGCTGGCCTGCAAGCTGTTTGCACCTGCCACCACGAACCTCGGGTTTGCCGGAAGCGTGTCGGGGTCGCTGTGCGGCAAGATTGGCTACGGATCGGGGGCTCAGAATCTGATTCTGCCCGCTCCGGTCGGTCGGCCAGGTGTCGACAGTTTCTTGACTGAGGCGAGAACCGCGATTAACGAGACGTTCCAGCTTCTTAACAGTGCTGGTGTCGCGGTCAATGGGACGATCGATTACTTCGAACTGGATAGCTGAGGGCCGGTTTCGAAGATTGAATTCACAATGTTCAGAAAGGCGAGAGTCTGAATATGGCGAAGAAAAAAGCGGTGTCTGCCGTAGCGGGGGCTTCCAGTCCCCGTTCTGGTCCGGCGGAAGATGAGAAGTCAGATCGGCGGCAAGATGCCACCGCTACGGGGGCGGACCCCTTTGCGGCTTGTCCTGGGGCGGATCTGTCGTACATCCCGGAAGCTCTGCGATCGTTGGCCGTGCGAGCTGACTCCCTGCTGATGGACCCCTTGAATGTCAAAGACCACGGCGATATCGATCTGCCGGCTCATCAGTCGTCGCTGAAGAAGTTCGGTATTCGCCGGGCGGTGGTGGTTCGGCGTGAGAATCGGCAGATCGAAGCGGGGAACGGGACCGTTCTGGCGGCTTTGCGGAACGGCTGGGAATACGTGCCCGTGCTGTTTGTGGACGACGATCACGCTTTGGCTCGGGCGTTTGCCTTGGCGGACAATGCGGTCGGGACTCTGGCAGGCTGGAACGAACTCAATCTTCAGCGGATCGCGGACGACTCCGCGGCGTTGTTCGACGAACCGGATCTGGCGTGGCTGGCCGAACAGCTCCTGGAAGATCTCAACCGGGTGACTGGCGAGGAAGACGAACCAGAACCTGTTCTGGCGGGCGATGTCCCGATGAACGTGACGCTTTCGCGACGAGTCATCGCGATCTGTGAGGATGAGGACAAACAGATCGCGTTGCTGAAGGAACTTTCGAACCGTGGCTTGGAATGCCGGTTGTCGACTGTGCGGATCAAGTGAGTCCTTCCGGCGATCGAGCGAAGAGTTATCGGTGGCGGGACGCCCCCGCTACTTTGAAATGGATTTTGACGGTGAATGGTTATCCATGAGCGGATTTCAGCAGCAGCGGCGCTGGGAGTGTCCGATCGGCAACTGGGCCGATGGAAGCAGACACCCGGTTTCCCGGACTGTTCCGCCGGTTACGACATTGATGCGATCAGGGCCTGGCGGGAAGCGAATCAGCGGAAGGGTTCAGAGGACGACGATCAGACGGCGATTCTCAACCGGGCGATCAAGCTTGAGAAACTCAAGGAAATCAAAGCCAAGAATCATTTGGCTCAACTCAATATCGACGAGGCGGAAAAGCGGCTGTTGCCGCGCAAGTTGTATGAACAGTTTATTGCCTCATTGCTGGCCGGGATTGGCGATTGGTGCGAACAGTTGCCGGGGCTGGTCGAGGCCGAGCTGCCTGCAAAGTATGGGAAGAAAGTGAAAGCTCGCATCGCGGACGAGTGTCGACGGATGCGGGACCAACTGGCGGAAGACCTGAAACACACCCCTGCGGAATAGCCATGGTTGACATTCTGGAACTTAAAGCCAGCGAAGATCTGCCGAACCTGATCGGTTATCAGAAAGTGAACGGGCAGATGTTCGTCTTCAATTACGACGATGACTGCACTCACGAGAAACTGACCTCGGTCGTGAACGCGATGGTGCGTGATGCGGATATCGATTTCAACGCGGTGGATGCGGACACGGTGTTGATGGAAGCCGAACGGTTTCGGCTGGGCCAGGCGACGACGGTGTATCGCTCGAAGCTCGAACGAAATGAGCGGACATGAACCTTGTTCTTTTGCTGGTGGCACTGATGCTGACGGGGATCTCGCCCAATGTGATCGACGTACTGAAGGAACGGCCGTTTGTTCCTACGGCGGAATGGGCCAGTGCGAACATCGTCATGCCGAAGGGGTCCGAAATTAAGGGACCGTATCGCCATGACCTGTTCCCGCATGTGCGGGAAGTGTTCGACTGTTTCGACGATCCCAAGTATCAGCGGATCACGTTGCAATGGGCCTCCCGCGTCGGGAAGACGGCTTGTTTCATTGCCTGCCTGGTGAAGACGGCGGCGACGAAGCCCGCACCGATGGCGTTTGCCGATGCCGACGAAAAGTCGGTCAAGCGAGTCCTGACACGTATCTGGGACACGCTGGGCAAAGTTCAGGTGATGAAGGATCAGTTGCCGCCCAAACATTTGCAATCGCAAGTTCTGGTGAGTCTTCCCGAGTGCGTCATTCATGGGGCGTGGTCTGGATCACCTGCGTCGGCGGCGGACTACGGGGCCAAGATCGTCGTCAAGAATGAGGCGTCGAAGATGTCGAAGCGGAAGTCTGAGGAAGCTCCCTTCGCTGAACTGATGGACGAGCGGGCGAAGGGGTTTGCCGGCCGGAAGATCCTGCAGGCGAGTACGCCGACGAAGAAGGGGAAGTGTTACATCGAACGGGAGCGGCTGGCGGGTGACAACAGGGCCAGGCTGGTCCCCTGTCCGTTCTGCAACTTCTATCAAGAGTTGATCGAAGGGGAAGCGATCTACGGGCGGGACGGGAAGTTTCAGGGCCTGAAGAATGGCGGTCTGCGGTGGGAGCGATCGAGCAACGGGCATTCCTCCGCCGACATCGCCAAGCAAACGGCTTGGTACGAGTGCTGTGCGTGCAAAAAGAAGATTCGGGAAGAACATCGGTTCTCGATGCTCAATGCCGGTGTGTGGGTGCCCGAAGGCTGCACAATCAATCACAGCAACGGCAAGATCCTTGGCAAGCCGAATCGGCCGGGGGACCATGCGTCATTCGGTCCGCTGTCCAGTTTGCACAGTCTGATTCCGGGTGTGACGCTCGGTCTGGTGGCGCAGGCCTCGGTCGAGTCGCGGGCGAAGAGTAACGCGATCGGCGATCCCAAGGCGAAGCGGCGGAACTTTATTAATTCGTGGATGGGTTTGACCTGGGACGATGCGCCCTCGGCAACCGCACCGAACGAACTGGCGGCCCGGTTGTGCATTCCCGGTCAGTATCTGCGGGTCTGTCCGCATTGGGTGCGGTTCCTAACGCGGGGTTCTGACTGCCAGGCTCCTGACAATGTCTTCCAGTTCTGGTGGCAGGTCTGGGGCTGGGGAGCGGGCGGACGTGGGGCGTTGATCGATTACGGGATCTCGGACAAAGACGGCTTCGCGAACGAGATTCGTACTCGGTACTACGATCACGCTGACGGCGGGGCAAAGCTGCGAGTTCCTTTGACGCTGGTCGATTCGGGCAACCATGCGAACGAGATGTACGCGTTCTGCCGCGAGTTCCGGGGCGTGCTCCCCTGCAAGGGTTCGTCGACGTCGAAGTTTCCGACGTTGTTCCGACTGTCGGGGCTCGAGAAATCGAATGTCACATCGGACAAGGATTTGCAGGCTCGGCTGGGCGGTCTGGTGCTGTACGAAATCAATCACGAGAAAACGAACTGGTGGGTCGAGAACTCCATCACGGGGTTGAACAAGCCAGAGGATCCGAACGGGATTTCCTTCCCGGAAGAATTGGCGATGGACGACGACTTCTTCCGCCAGTGGGCATCGGAGTATCCGTGTAACGCGATCACCGACGACGGGTACGAAATCCACGAATGGAAAAAGCGGTTTCGGAACGAGTGGCGCGACGCGGCTCGCTATGCGATGGTCGCGGGTTGGTCTCAAACGAATCATGGAAAGAACTTCAATTCGTTGCCTCCTCGTTTGACGGCGGCGGAGCAGGCGGCGGCGGCATTGGCGGCGGAAGAGGCTGCAAGGGAGAAGGAACAACGGGGATTCAGGATGCCAGACGGGCGTCCGTTCTTTGTGGTGAATCGGTGATGGTAGCAGCCAGATTCCATCTGCCGTGGCTGTCTTTGGTTCTTTGTTTGGGTGGGAAGAGCGAACGGCACGGGTACCGTGCCTGCTACTTACAGAAAGGCGAGTTCTGAATGGCGAAGAGTAAATCGACTGATCAAGCGGTGAACCTGGCGACGGAGTTTGTTCCGCCGGTGTTGGAAGATGGGACGGGGATTGAGGACGCGGCGGCGGCGGTTGCTGGTGGCGTTCCTGCGGAGATTGGGGATCGGGGGCAAGATGCCCCCGCTACGGTGGTGCTGGCATTGGATCTGCCGTTCTTTGTGGGGGAGATTGAGCCGGGTCGGCATGGGTATATCTCATCGCGGATCGATTGCACGTTGATGGGCGAGATGGGAGCGACGTTCCGGCGTGTGCTGCTGGGTTGTCGGGAGAAACATCTGACCTATTCGTTCAATGGTCGGATGACGCACGTGGAAAGTGGCAGCGATCTGGTTCGCTGGCTGGTCGAAAATCTGGCCGATCAAATGCGAGGGCTGGGCGATGCTGGGTGATCTACCTGAACGAGCGAGGCCGGACCGGGGCGAGGTCAACACGACTCCGCCGATTACGAAGCGCTGGATTGAGGTTAAGGCGGACTTTGTTCCGCCCGCGACCTTGTACAGCAATCCCGTTCGGGTGGAAGTGTATCTACTCGAATACGACTACACGTATACCCCGACTTCGACTCAGGGTCGGCGGCTGCGGAAGACGACTGAAACCATGTTCGTCTTCAACTACGATCCGGCATTGGATGGCTCGGCGGGGGCGGCGGGGATGATCGAACTGATTCAGGGTGAGTGGTGTATTACCTGGGCGGGGTGTCCGTAATGCCTTCAAGACCGTGTAAGTGCTGTTGTTGGTGTCAAATCGCGGAGAACGAGTGGACCGACACGACGTTTGACGAGACGTTCGAGTTCATGCGCAACGTCACGTCTGCGTCCACGGCGATAGCTCAAATCACAGATGATGGAACAACACTTGGTTGCAAGAAATACGATGCGTCGAAGCCGATGACGACGCCACTGATTGCCAATGAGTCGCCGTCTCTCGAAATTGATTCAGAGTTGGTTTACACGATGGCGACTCCGCCCGCTTATGATCCCGGTGGTGGGTTCATTCAGTTGTTCGGTTACCAATCTGTCTACATTTTCGGCCAGATTCTACCGGCAACGGCGGTGAATCCGGACGGACACCCAATGATCGTCAATCTGTCGATCGATTGGGCGGCAAGGTATCGCGACACGACCAGGAATTCCACGGGTGTCACGACGGTCCATTATGATGCGTCGATCCCGACAGTCACGGCGGGTGGTGGTGATCCTCAGCCGCAACTTGCTGCCAGGCAATGTGGTCAGATCTTTTTGCTTCGATCGGGCGAATCGTATGTGGAAGGGCGAACGGGGCTTCAATACACGGAATCTTCGTCCTTTCCAAGCAACGTGGCGGGCGACTGGTACAGACTCGTGGCGTCGGATGCACCGCATGGGTTCAACGTGAACTTGTCAGCCGACAGACGATGGGAAATCTGGAATAATCCAACAACGCTGAACACGGGGTTCACTCTTGTTCCAGCCTACCCTAACTTTTGTGCCGGGGCTGATCCGATCGAGTTTGGGTGGTTTGTTGAATACAACTCGACTCAGCAAACACAATATGTAGGCAGTTCCGGGGTTCTCATCGATCTCCGAACCTCGGAATCCCGGTTCAGGATGCGAATCGACCGACTGTGTATCAACGTGGTCAGCGCGGCTGACAACTTGTGCTCGTGCTGGGATCACTGCTTTGACCTGGACTTGCCCACGATCGTCATGCAGCGCACTGAGGGTATTATCCAATGTGGCTGGACGCTGCTGGCCTCGACGATGGTGTTTCGTAACGCGATCAACTGGTCGACAGATCCCTACCAAAGCGGCGGCTCTGATGGAACTCAGTGTGAGTTTGTTGCAGGCTACGCAACGATCACGGCGACCAGCGGGTCGAACAGTGCGTCCGGCAACGCGAAGCTCTGGACTCGACTGGGCGACAGCCACGCGATTATCAGGCTCAGGGTCAAGGGGGTGGATTCGGTACTCTGTGTTGGTGAAAGAAACGAGACGATTCGCTGGTATTGCTCGAACAACTTCAACGGCTCGACCGGCACGTTCTTCAAGTCCAATCTGTCAGACACGGGCGGTGATGCTGCGGTGGCCAGCAACCCTTGGACATGGGCTAACCTGGCGGCGTTCAACGCGGCCTTCCACAACGCGTCGTTCACGCTACTGACGGCGGACGGGATGCCGTCTTCGATCACGATTGGCCAGGCGGATTGCAGTCTCTGCACAAATGACGGGTGTTGTGATCCTCCTCCGGCGACGATCACAGTATCGGTTGCTGTTGACGGGTCTGGCGGTTGCTATACCGGGGTCGGCACGTTCACACTTCCACGAGTACCCTCCGGCGGCGTGGAATCTCGTTGGGCGGGCGACGATGACGAATCGACAGCGTGGGTTATTAAGTGCATCGATGGCGTATGGAGCATTGATGCGATCGACGTGAATCTCACGATGACAGGCGCGGTCTCTGCATCCTGTGATCCGTTTGAAATCATCTTTGAAAAAACATCCGGGGCGTGCTTTGGTACTATTGTCACGGTGACTGTATGAGCGACGAGACGTTTCCTGAGTGCGACCGATTCACCGATCACCGTCGAGCGATCTGTCGGGGTGACCGTGTCGATCTGGCGATTGAAGGGCCGCGAGGTGTCAATTCGTACCGGCGTTACTGGGGTCTGCCGCCGCTTGGCGAATCAGGCTTGCTGCAAATCGGCGTGGATTGGATCAACTGTCCACATCGTGGCGAGCCAGTCGGGGCGATTGCAAAAGGGAATTGCGGTTGCGACAGGACGATCTATCAATGTGGCGTCCAGGGTCAATGCCTAAAGAAGTTGCCGACAGCCAGGACGCGGCAGTCGTTCGGAACGGAACTGAATGGCGTCACCGTGTGCGCGACGGAGTGTTTCGCCTGGCGACAGGTCGGCGAATAAGCCCGATGATCGGTGGCTGGAAGCCCCCGCTACTGAAGACTCCGAACAACCCGCGTAATCCGGTTTCGGAATCGTTCAAATAACTTCAAGTTGTCATGAGTTTACCGATATAAATCGGACTATGACACTACCCAAGCGAGCGGATTACCTCCAAGAGTTCTCGGACACTTCGGACTATCAGTCCGATCTGACGGGGGCTCTTGCGCGGCGGTTCATTGTGGCTTGTCGGAACCTGCGGTTGTATACGCCGAGTTCTTCCGCGACGGCTCAGGGTGGATTGACTCGGTTTGAAACCGGGTTTCGCGTCGAAGAGTTAGGGAAGTTGCAGCAGGAAGCTCAGGCTTGGCTCAATAACCTGACGGCTCAGTCCCCTGCGGCTGTGGCGGCGTCTGGACAAGTGGCTCGTCAATTCTCACTGGAACGATTCCGGGGAGGTATTTGCGATGTCCCGTGAAGTTTCGCTGGCTGGTGCGTTCAAGGATATGCGGGCGGATTACGACTTTGCCAAGTCGGATGTTGTGCGGCGGAAGCGGACCGGATTGGCGGCGATGGGGTCGGGTGCGGATTATCACTTCCGCAACGAAACGCAAGTTCTCCAGTTCATGGAACTGGCTCGGGACCTGGACCGGAACGACATGGTTGTCGGCCAGGCTGTGGATCGGCTGGTGACGAACGTCGTGCAAGGAGGTTTCCCGCTGGATACTCAGACGGGCGACGACGACGCGGATACCATCCTGCAGGATTCGTGGAACGAGTGGACTGAGGACAAGCGGCTGTGTCACTTCAACCAGACGTTGAACTGGCACGAAATCCGGCAGATGGCCTTGCGTTCAATGCTGGTCGATGGCGACGTGTTTGAGATTCTGACGGATCGGGGATCGGTCGAGACGGTGGAAGCTCATCGGGCGAGGACCCCGACCGGAACTCGACGCAATGTCGTGTTCGGGATCTTGAAGGATGATGACAATATCCCCCGTCAGGTCTGGTTCACGAAGGAAGACATCCATCCTTTGCAGCGTGTGAATCTGGTCAACCAGATCAAGCCATACGACTTTTATGATGCGAACGGAAATCCGCAAGTTCTGCACCTGGTGCGACGGAAGCGGGCGAGTTTCACGCGGGGGATCACGGCGTTCGCTCCGATCTTCACGGCGGCGGGTTTACATGATGACATTCAGTTTGCCGAGCTGGTGAAGCAGCAGGTTCAAAGCTGCATCGCGTTCATGCGGGAACTGCCGATTGTGGATCAGCAGATTCCCGGACTGACGGCGGGGACCTCGGGCGAAGTGGAGTTGCGGAACAGCGAACAGGCGGTCCGTTTGCTGCAACACATCTTTCCGGGGATGGAGATTACCGGGAAGCCGGGCGAGAAGTTGCAGGCGTTTTCACCGAATGCGGGGGGTGTGAACTTCCTCAGTCATTCGCATTTGATTCTGACATTCATGGCGATCAATCTGGATATGCCTGTGCATGTCCTGTTGCTGGATCCCAGTCAAACGAATTTCAGCGGGTGGCGTGGTGCGATCGATCAAGCTCGCATCAAGTGGCGTGAGTTTCAGAAGTGGCTGATCGCTTCGCTGGACACTCCGACGTATCTCTGGAAGGTGCGGGAGTGGGTGGCGGAAAACAGTCCGCGAGGGATGCGGCTGCGAGCGGCGATCAAGCGTGGTGCCCGGTTGGGAATGCACGTCTTTCATCCGCCGGGGTTCGCTTACATCGAACCTTTGAAGGATACGCAAGCGGACGCGCTGGAAATCAAGTCGAACCTGAATTCGCCTCGTCGCGTGCTGGGCCGGAAGCAACTGGACTGGTTTCGAATCAGTCGCGAGACGGTCGAAGACAATGCGTATCTGATCCGCCAGGCGAAAGCGGAAGCGATGGCGATCAATGAAGAGTTCAAGGATGACCAGCCGGTTCACTGGCAACAATTGGTCGGTCTGGCGTTGCCGCAAGGGATCACGATGAAGATTCAGGGTGAGCCCGATCAACCCGACCCCGTTCCGGCGAAGAAAGATGAGGCGGCTTGATGTCGATCGAAGGAACTGAGTTGCTGACGATGCGACCGGAATATCCGCGACTGTCGGACTATTTCGGCCTGTGGTCGATGGAAGAAACGGCGTTCAATGGGCTGTTCAGCATGGTGGCCGGGACGGACCTGGTAACGCATGTCGAGATGTCCGAAGAGCGGCTGAGGAAACTCGAAGCCCGGATCGGTGGCCAGGATGAGGCGAAATCGGAATCTCCGTACGACGTGACACCGGGCGGGATTGCCTTGATCAGCGTGAACGGCACGTTGATGAAAGCTCAGAGTTCCTTTTCCAGTGCCACATCGACGGTGAAGCTGCGGCAGGCGATTCGGATGGCAGGCCGGGATACGGCGGTCAGTGGCGTGTGTTTTGTGATCGACTCGCCAGGCGGGACGGTTGCGGGGACTCACGACATGGCGGCGGATCTGGCTGCATTGGAACAGAAGAAGCCGACAGCGGCGTTCATTGAGGATCTGGGGGCGAGTGCCGCGTACTGGTTTGCCAGTCAAGCGGGGCTGGTCGCCACGAATCCGACCGGGCTGGTCGGTTCCATTGGAACTTACATGGCGGTTCGCGATTCGTCGGCGATTGCGGATGCCATGAAGATCAAGGTCCATGTGGTCAAGGCGGGTGAATACAAGGGGGCGGGGACTCCTGGGACCAAGATCACCGAAGAACACTTGGCGGCGTGGCAAGAAATGGTCGATGCGTTGAATGAGCAATTCATTCAGGCGGTGGCGGCGGGTCGGAAGATGACCGTGGCGGCGGTGCGAAAGATTGCTGACGGGCGTGTGCATGTCGGTGAGGCGGCGAAGTCGATGGGTCTCGTCGATGCCGTGCAAGGTTTGGACGAGACAATCCGGCAGTTACAGGAACGGGCCGGTACACGTAGTTCTCAGAAGAAGGGTTTGAAAATGACGGAACAGACAACGACGCTGACCGGCTCGGTGCAATCGACGGCGGCGACCTTGGATCAACTGACGGCTCACCTGCCAGGAGCGGACGATAGCTTCCTGATGAAGCAGCTTCGCGGGAACGTGACGCTGGATCAGGCCAAGAGCAACTGGCTCGCCGAGATGAATACTCGGTTAGCCAGAGCGACTCAGGAAGCGGCGGAAGCCAAGGCCGCTGCGGAAGCAGCTTCTCAGAAATCGGGGGCTCCTGCCCTGGGGACCGTGAAGCCGAAAGGCGGGGCGGCGGCTGGTTCGGAAGAGTCGAGCGAGAATCCGATTGCGGACTTCAATGCTCTGGTGGCCGGGAACCAGCGAGCGGGTTTGTCGCGATCGGCGGCGACGTTGGCGGCGGCGAGGGAGCGGCCCGATCTGCATCAGGCTTTCCTGATGGCCACGAACAACACGAAGCAAGCTCGCCGTCTGATCGGTGAGAAGTATGACGGCGGTGCGGAATAGTAGCAGGCAGATTCCATCTGCCGTGGCTCTGTTTACTTAATCTTTAGCTTTTTTAAGCGTTTTAACACTGCAGACGGCACGGGGACCGTGCCTGCTACTTTTTCAAAAGGGTTTTTCAAATGATCACAATCAAAGGGAACAGGACGTTTGCCTGTGCCTCTAGCCTGTTGCCGAATCGACGGGTGAAGTGGGACTCGGCTACGTCGACGGTGGTCTATGCCGGCGCCACGGATGAAGCGATCGGGGTGACGGATGGTGTGCCCTACAACGGGCGAGTTGCGGTGATTCCGATTACTTGTCCTGACGGTGTGGCGATCGAAGCGGCGGATACGATCGGCGTGGGTGTGGCCTGCTACGGAGCGGCCAACGGTCGCGTTTCGGTCAGTAATGCGAATGGTGCCGTTCTGGTGGGAACCAACTGGGCGTCTGGTGTTGTCGTCAATGCGTTTGCTGATGTGCAGTTACTGAACGCTCCCAAATGGCGTCGGTCTTTTGCCTGTGCGTCGGACCTGTTGTCGAATCGACGGGTCAAGTGGGACTCGGGAACGTCGACTGTTGTCTATGCCGCAGCGACCGAAGAAGCAATCGGCGTTACCGATGGCGTGCGTGTTGGTGGCCGTGTGCCGGTGATTCCGATTACATCGCCGTTCGGTGTGGCGATTGAAGCGGCGGACACGATTGGCGTGGGCGTGGCGTGCTACGGAGCGGCCAACGGTCGCGTCTCGGTCAGTAATGCCGCGAGTGCCGTTCTTGTGGGCACAAACTGGGGTGCTGGTGTTGTGGTCAGCACGTTGGCTGATGTGCAGTTGAAGTAGTAGTAGCGGGGGCTTCCAGCCACCGATTATTCCTTCTTCACTAAAAGACCCATCGGCGGCTAGAAAGCCGCCGCTACGTGAAATTCTGTGTCTCCACCGCGGAGCCGGGCGAGATGGCCATCGGACCCGGTTATTTTCCAAGTGTGAGACGTGTTTGATTCAAGTGTCGCGGTGGAGTTTCAAGGGGAACTCCAGTCATGTTGCAAAGTCAAGCTATTCAGCGGTTCGACTTGTCGATCCGTCGATCTGATTTCAGTTTGCTGGCGAACCGGGAAGGGTTCATCGGCCTCAGAGTCATGCCCGCAGCGGGTGTGGCTGTCCCGTCGTCCACGTTTTCGCGTGAGACGATCAAAACCCGGTTGGCTCCGCCTCGTACGCTGATTCGCAATCCGCGTGCAGGGTACGCGAAGGATGAATTCGGTTGGACGACTGATTCGTTTACGACTCAAGAGCACGGGCTTGAGTCTGATGTCGATGATGCCGAAATCGAACTGTTTGGCGACTTCATCCAGGCGGAACAGATTGCCGCCGATCGGGTTGTTGATCAGTTGTTGCAGGAACACGAACGAGACGTGGCGGCGATGGTCTTCAATACCACCAACTACACGGGGGATCAGACAATCGCCCTGAGCGGTACCACGACGTTCAAGGCGACGGCCACCAGTACGCCGGTGGCGACGATTCTGGCGGCCAAACGTCAGTTCCGTAAGTTCGGGCTGCGGGCGAACTGCCTGATCATTCCTGAACTCGGACTGGATTACATGATGCAGTCCCAGTCGATCATCGACCGGATCAAGTATTCCGGCCAGGACGATCCGAAGGACGTCTCGATGTCGATGCTGAAGTCCCTGTTGCGGCTGGATCATATTCTGGTGGCGGACGGGTACAAGAACAACACGCCCAGCGGCACGGCGGCGGCGACGTTGGCTCGGTTCTGGGACCCGACAATGGCCATGGTCTGCCGGATTGCCGATGGCAGCTCCGAACTGACGAATTCCGGGCCGTGCCTGGGTCGCACGGTGATGTTCATGAAACAGAACTCGTCGATCCCTGGGATCGGTGCCAGTTCTGCGGAAGGGGCGATCATCATGGAAGAGTACCGCGAAGAGTCTCGACGCGGTGGCGTGATCCGTGGTCGCTGGAATTACCAGCTCAAGGATTTCAGTGATCCGATGGGCGACAACACGTTCTTCCGTGCTGGTGTGTTGATCACCAACGTGACGGACGGAACCGAGATGTAATCGTAGCGGTGGCTTTTAGCAACCGATGGAGTCACGAGCGGGGGCGAAAAGCCCCCGCTACGGCAAGGCCAGTACGAAGGAACACAAGCCATCATGTCGATTGCCGTAGAAGGTTTTGAGATGCTGTACGAGATGAGCGGGATCACCGTCACTCGTCGAAGCCCTGCCGGGGTGGACACGACGGGTGTGCGGTGCCTGTGGGTGGAAGATCGCGTTGACAGAGACTTTGACCTGAAGGGCGAACGGACTCTGCGAACGGGGATGCTGACGGTGGTGGTTGAGGAGGTTCCCTATGAAGTCGGGGAACAGTGGCTGGTCAATGGGGAATTGTGGCAGGTGCAACGGACTCCGAATTTGGATTCAGGTCTGCGGATGATCTACGTCCGGCGGGATGACAAGGTCCGGACGGTCAGCAGTCGGGAGCACATTCTATGATCGTTCCCGTCGTGGGTGAAAGATCGCTGCGATTGCAGCATTTGACGAATACGGTGACATCCTCCGCGACGTTCCGGCGTCTGGTCGGGGCGGCGGATGCGGCGGCGGCGGCGGTCTTTGTCCATGAAGATCTGGCTCTGGATAACGACACGGAACCATTCCCACGGGCGGTGATTCGACATCAGTCGTCTCAGAGTGCCAACCGAACGGGGACGACGACATTCATCGGGACCGGGGAACTGTCGATCTTCATCCAGTATTTGAAGCTGTCGGATTCGGCCTTGCGGACCTGGTACGACGTGACGGGGACTGTGACGGATCGGGACCATCGGCGGCACATGAACAACCTGTACGGGCAGATCTCGGAAGAATTGCGGGGGCTGGCGACGACGGCGGGCTGTCTGGAATTCCAGCGACTCGAGGAATTCAGTTGCGGGGAACTGGATCCGGTGACAGAGAACGGTGTCAACCTGGTGGAAATGACCTGGATCGTGCATCGGGAGGGTTTGCCGTGACGACATTCATCATCGGCGCCCAAGTCTCAAACGTGATGTTCAACATTCGTGCTCATAACAAGATCATGAACGACAATCATCGCGAAACGATGCATCAGATCCGGACGTTCTACCTGCCGTTCCACTTTATGACCTCGGCGTATGCTCGTTATCCCGGTGTGTTTGCGAAGCGGTCGGCTCGTTGGCAGAAGATCAAGGCCAGGACAGTCCATCATCAGCGGCCGAACGAGTGGACGGGTGATCTTCGGCGGGCAGTTCTGACGGAATCGGTGATCAGGGCGACGGCGATGCGAGGATCTTTGACAGCGAAAGCTCCGGAAACCTCCATGATCAAGAAGGGTCCCAAGGCGGGCCAGCGAATCCGGCGACCCCTGACCGAGCAGCGTCGGCAGGAAATGGAACACGTGTCCGAAACGGAAATTGCGGATCAATCCGAACGGATGCGGGATTACTACGTGGCACAGATTTACGATCCGGCCAATCAGAAAAAAGTGTTGAAACAGTTTCGATAGTAGCAGGCAGATTCCATCTGCTGTGGCTGTCTTTGTTTTTGTGTTATTTCGAGAAGAAGCAGAGCGAACGGCAGATGGAATCTGCCTGCTACATAAAGGGAAAATGCCATGCCAGACGTAGTCTACGATGCTTTACTGGGTTCAGGCGTCAATCTGCGGCAAGTCACGAATTCCGGTTTCGATCCCAAGATCGAATCCATGTCTGGCCGGTTTTCCGGTGCGCCGGTGATCTCCGATCAGTTCATTGTCTCGTCACAACCCGAAGCTAGCCTGTCGACGGTCGACATTGGCGGGTTCCTGACCGCGTTCGGCACGCTGGGGACTCTGATCGCCAGTGGTGCGAACGTCACGGTTCCGTACCAGAAGCGGGCCAAAGGGGGCACGTTTGTCGGGGCTGGAGCGAACATGAAAGTCGTGGGGATCGCGGATTGTCCCGTGGTCCTGGTTCCCCAGTCGATCAACGCTCCTAGGCAGGGAACTCCGACAGCTCAGGGCCAGGCGTTCTTCCTGTCCTCAGACGGCATCGTGGTTCCGTACGCCGAATCGGTGAACCAGACATTGCAGGCTCAGGCGTTCAACGCGATGTACGGACTCGGGCCGGTGTACATCAACGGCGTGCATGTTCCGAAACAGGTCGGCTATTCGGTGTCGTTCGGCCTGGGCTGGTCGGATCTGCAGACGTACGACGGAGCGGTCTATCCCAGCGATATGTTTCTGGAAACGATCGATCCTGTGATTGAAGTTCAGGTCGAAGACTTCGATCAGTTCGTTTCGATCCTGGGCGGGGCGGCGATCAGTTCGGTGACGGCCTACCTGCGAAAGCGGACCAGCGGCGGAACGTATGTGGCGAACGCGACGGCTCAACACATCAAGTTCAGTTTTGCGTCTGGTGTGATCAAGCCGCAAATGATCTCGGCACAAGAAACGAAACACGGGAGTGCGGCGATTCGGCTGGAAGGTCGGACGCTGGTGGCGAGTGCGGCATCGGCTGTAACGGCTCCGTAAGAGTAGCGGCGGCTTCTAGCCGCCGATTGGTCTTTTGTTTTGGAAAAAGAGATAAGAAATGATCGGTGGCTAAAAGCCACCGCTACTTAAAGGCATTGGCGAATGCATTATCAATTGATGTTTCCTGGCAAGATGTCCAATTCGGCGTCGTGCCTGCGGTCTGTGGGGCTGGCTGACTTTGTGGACGGGGCCAGCGAATGCCCGGTCACCAGTCGCGACGGGGTTCCCGATGGTCTGATTGTCGGGTGGACGGGCGAAATCGGGTACGTTCCTGCTCGTCAACGCTGGATCGACGGACCTGGCTACAAGGTCGGATTCTGGACCGATTCCCCCTGCGTGCCGAATGACCTGGCTCGTCCCTCGCTGTTTCCCGGCTACGACTGGAGTCTTGGTGACGGGAATTTGTGGCGGGTTCCGTGTGCCTCGGACCTGCCGTCAAGTCTGCGGCTGGTGGATAGCCAGTGGAAGAAAGTTCGGAAGCCGCAGTTCAATGAGTTCTGGCAGTTGTCGGAACCGTGGTTTCGTCGGCTGCTGCTGATGGATCTCGACGAAAACAAGATGGCGGCGGACGCTGGCCGATCTCCCGAGCAGATGTTGAACGAGTGGGCGGAGTTCTGCGTGTTCGCCTTGCGGCAGAATTACCGGATCAATTCGGTGATCGCGTCTGAACTGGGCATTCTCGACACGGACGATCTGCTGCGGATCACGATGGCGGCGGTGGACGGGATGAACGTGAAAGCGGTCCTGGCCGAATTTGAGGCTCTGAAGGAGAGAGAAACGGCGGGTCTCTCAAAAAAAGAGAACGACTCACTCACCCCCGACTCATAAAGACCCGAGCCTGGCGGAAAGGTTTGCTGCCGAATCACGCGCCGACGTGGTTCGATCTGTTGTTTCAGGACCAATTGTGAAAGGTGCTTTCAGATGGATGGCGAAGTGGCGGAAGTGAAATTGGAGGAACCGATTGCCGAGGTTCCGGTTCTTGGTGGTGAGGTGAATGCGGAAACGGCGGATCTGATTCGCGGGTTCCTGCTGAATGCGGATGTCTCGAAGACGACTTTGCAGGAGGTCTACAACGAATTCAATCCGGGTGGTCAGGTGACGGCCGAGTTCGAACGGGCGTTTCGGTCTGTGGTGGCTCCGTCCAAAGTTGTTCCACAAGCGTAGCAGGCAGATTCCATCTGCCGTGGCTCTTGTCTGTGATTTGGTGTCGAGAAAGAAAACTGCGGGCGGCACGGGGACCGTGCCTGCTACTTTGGGGTTCCGATGTCGAACACGATTGGCATTACCTGGACGAGCGATTCTCGACAAGTGTTCGAGGATTATCAGAAGAAGCAACTCGCTTCGGAGAAGCTCATTCAGAAGCTGCAGCAAGAAATCGACAAGATGAAAGAGGTCGGTGCGGCTGGGAAACAGAGTGGCCAGCAGGTCGAAACCGGCTTCAAAGCGATCTCGACCGCGATTCAAAAGATTGGGAAGGGGGGTGATCCCGGCAAGGATGCGGCGGCGCGACTGGCTGCACAAAAGGCGGCGGCACTGGCTGACGTGAAGGCGGCGGCGGATGCTCAGGCTTTGCGGGATAAGGAACTGGCGGCAATGCGGCGGTTCGCGATGTCGCGCAAGGAACTGGCGAAGCAGGAATACTTTGAGAAAACCGGCAAGCTGAAGCAGGCTCATGCCTCGGGGGAACTCAGTGATTCCGAGTACATGGCGGGCATGTCGGCCTACAAGCGGGCCTATGCCGAACAGATTGGGCTGATCGCCAAACGCCGGAAAGCGGAACGGGAAGCGGCCATCGAAAAGCAGCGGAACGATCGGGAGGCGACGGCGTTACTGCGGACGTTCGGCACGGAACAGGATCGGCACAATCAGAAGATTCAGCGGTATCGGGAACTGCTGCGGGCGGGTTCGATCGATCAGAAGCAGTTCGCCAAAGCGATCGGGATCATGCATCTCGATCAGCACAAGTTCACGACGGAGACGGACAAGAGTTCTGATGCTCTGCTGAGGTTTGGCGGGCGGCTGGTCGGGATCGCGACGGCCTATATGTCGGTGACTCAGGCGGTACGGTTCCTGATGCAAGCCAACAAGGAACAGCAACAGGCTTCGGAAGAAGCCGCGGGGAAGCAGGATGAACTGGTCCGGCGGTTCCGTGCACAAGGTGGGCTGAACGCTTTGCAGGGTCGGGCAGCGAAGAATGCGATCTACAAGGCGGCGATTGAGACGGCCACCCCCAGCGAAGACGCTTTCAACACGGCGTCGACGATGGTGTCGACGGGGTTCGGTGTGGATCAGGCTCAGGGGCCTGCGTTGACTCCGTTCCTCAAGCTGATCAAGGCTCAGTCACTGATTCCCGGTAAGTCCACCGATGCGAAAGACATGGCCGAATCGTTTTCCATGTTTCTGACCGCGAACAAGAAAGACTTGAACGCTCAGAACGTCGAAGAGTTGGCCACGCAGATTCAGGGCCTGAAGGAAACTCCCCTGAAGGTGACGGACTTGCAGCAGTTGGCGAAACATTCGAGCGCCCTGGGTGAACTGGGTGGGATGTCACCCGAAGAACAACTGGCGAACTTCGCCATGTTGCGGAAGACTCAGATCGCCGAAGAAGCGGGCACTCACATGCGGGAAATTGTCCGGCAACTGGCAACTGCCAAGGCGTCTCCTAAAGTGGTCGAGCAGCTCGGGCGGATGGGCCTGAATCCGGAAGACGTCGACTTCAATGGCGAGAACTTCGCGACGGTGATGGGTCGCATCAAGAAGGGGGTGGAAAGTCTTCCCGAAGACGAACGGTCATCGGCTCTGGATATCGTCGTCGAGGGGCGAAATATCTCGTCCATGATTACCGAGATGGGAAGCCAGCAAGAAGTCGAAGCCCTGAAAAAGAAGATGGGCGACAAAGCGGGGTTTGCTCGGGACGTGGAAATCACGACGACGGGGCAGAACGCGACCAGTATTCGGCAGAAAACAGCGATTGAAATGGTCGATGCCGCGAAAGATATGCAGTCCAGAACCATGCGGGAAGCGTACGAACTGCAATTGAAAACCAGCGGACTCAGTCCGGTCGGGATTGCGGCCGGGTTAAAGGCTTACGACGCGGGGACGGCGTTGATGGGCCACGAAGGGTTCATGTCGGCGTTCGGCAGCAACGAACAGCGGGGTCAGGTGGCTGCGGATGCGATCGAGCGTGAACGAAACATGCAGGATGCCAAGACGATCATTGACGAGCGGAAGCAAGCGGTTCGTCCTGGTCGGGCTCCGGCTCCTCCTCCGGTGAATGTGAACGTGAACGTGCAAATGCCGGGGCAGGGTGAGAAACCTCCGCCGGTGCCTGCGGCTGGTCTGGGGATTGGGGGTGGAAGGTAATGCCGACGCCTGCTCTGTATCACGCCGGGGCTTCGATCCTCGGCATGATCAACGATATTGAATGGGGTGAATGGCAAGTCGCTGTCCAGCGGGCCTTTGCCTTCGGTGTCGACGGAACGAGCGTCATGCACGGGGGCCTGGTGATTCGCGAATTCATGGTCCCGATGATCGTGATGGGTTACGTGTCGACGGCGGCGAGGGACGGGGATCTGGCTCAGTTGGAGCTGCGGCTGGGCAAGGTCGGGACGTTTCAGGCGGACACGGCGTTTGAGACGGTGGCCTATCTGCAGAATGTGCGGATGGCGGGATTGAAGCAGGGGATTGGGCGGTCGGATGCGATTCATGGGTATTGGCGACAGATCTTCATCACGTTCGAACAGTTGAAACCTCCGGTGTAGCGTAGCAGGCAGATTCCATCTGCCGTGGCTGTCTTTGGTTTGGGAATTAGAGAACTGCGGACGGCACGGGGACCGTGGCTGCTACTTTGGGTGACCAATGTTTCTGGGTGGATTTCAGATTACCGATGTCGGCTGGCTGGGGCCTCAAGCTGTGTATTGCGATTTCACTTCGCCTTACTCGGCTGGGTGGCTTTGGCAGTTGTACGCCAATCGGACTCTGATTGGATCGACTCGCGTACCAGGTGAGCGGCGTATTGTTGGGCAGTTGATGCCCAGCATCTCGCCTACGCCGCTCACTCTGGTGCGGGTCGCTGTGGCGGACATCAATTCCGACTATGGGAATCAGATCCCGCGTCAACCGTGGAACAGGTTTACGCTGAGCTGGACTTCGTCGGGCTCCTCGAATGTCCATCATTTTGCTGTGTTGGGGTCGGTCAGTTCCGGCGGTTCGGCAACTCAATTGGTGGCGAATATCCCTTTCACGGGTGACGGGGCCTATTCGTTTCAGTGTGCGCCTGTGGATGGCAGCGGGACCTGGGCCTATGCGATTGTCCCGCAAGATGCGGCCGGGAATTCGGGGGCTCCGATCACGACGACGGTGATTGTGAGTCTCCCGCCGGCTGACGTGGCGATTGCGGATTCCGGGAATCGATTCACGTTGGCGGCTGTGGCGGGGACGTTGACGGCGGGTTTTAGTTACTGAAGGACGGTGAACTGTGCGATTCTCACAACCTGACGCGAGCGGCCTGAACAAATATGTGACGGTGACGGACCCTGTTTTGAATCAGGTCTTCGACTGGTCGGACAATACGTGGAAGGCATTGGGGTCCGCGACAACTCCGGGTGTGGCCTGTTCGGTCGCCAGCCTGGGGGCGACTTCGCTTTACCATGCGGTGATCGCGTTGGCCACGATCTCGCCAAATATGACGCCTCGGGACATTGTCGTCACGATGTACACTCGAGCGGGTGGCTCGCCAGCTCCGACGACGGACACGGCATCGGTCTTGAACTGGCCTTTGCGGGTGTGTGCTGGTCAGCAGGTGCCGAACGATCCCGCCAGCGTGCCGTTCGAAGTCGATGTGACCGCCAATCTGACGACGACGCTCGGCACGAGTATGCACTTGACGGCGGAACTGGTGCGGAACGGGAAGACGATCGCTCTGGATACTCTGGATCCATCTGCCACCTGTTCGATCGTAGTAACGCAGGATGCGACTACGTCGGCAGGTGCGCGGGTGGCTCAATTCTCGATGTCGACGGGGGATGTCGGTTCGACGAATGTCAGTCACCGATTCGAAGCGGAGTTTGCTTCGCCAGGTCTGGCGAGTAACCGGGGATTCACGGCGGTCGCCACAATTACGGCGGGCGGTGTGACCTACACGGGATCTTGCAAGTTCACGACGTACTGAGGTAGCGGCGGCATTTTGCCGCCGATGGGGTTTTGGTGGGAACCATGTTGATCGCTCGCAATCGCTCGATTTGTCTGACGAATCGTCCTTTTCAGGGGACGAAAGGGGCGAAGCTCTACGGGGGCCTGGGCGGTCCTGAGAACATCCAGTACCGTCCGAACAAGATTTACGACGGTCGCCGCCTGCCGATGCAACCGAGTTCCAGCAACGATGCTTCGCTGGCTACGGTGGTTTCGCCGACGAATCAATTCGTCGTTGCGTTGCCGGTGGCATGGTACGGGCGGTCGGATATCTGGCTGCAGGTCCGCACGTTCGCCGGGGATTACGAGAACGAGACGATCTATCGCCCGCGAAATCTGTCGCTGAACGGAAGCGGGAATCTGGTGGGGATCGTTTCCGGAACGGCTGTGATCCTGGGCGTGGATGTCGGGGTCTCTGGATCTGCGTCAATCCGGTTCGCGTGGACTCCGGATTTGAACTGTGCCACGTTGACGGCGTTTGCCGCCGTGTGGCTGTCGGGGCCTACGGTGCTGGGGACTCTGGCGCAAAGCATGGCGGGATCTCGGC